GTAATCTATCAAGTTCTGATACAGATGTTGTTAAAAGCCTTTTTAATAGTTTTAGGCAAACGGTAAGATTTGATAGCGCATCTGGTGTTTGGCAACAAAAATCACTGTCAATAGCTTCACAAAAATATGATTATCAATTAGTAACTTTTTACGCGCCTGATTCTGATCAACAAGAAGAGTTAGCTTATTTCAAACCCATAACAGTAGAGTTTACAGGTGCTAAACCTAAAATAAAATCAGTAGGCGGTAGAGGTAAGATTAGAGGTACTGTTAGTAGAAAAAGAATATCAGGAAGAATTTAAAATATAAATATGGCACAATTTTTTGAAGACTTAAATATACATGGCGCGGGGCAAATACAGTTTAAAAGCTCTGCAGGCGCTAACGCTGGTAAAATAGATCAAAACGGTAACGACTTAGTTATAACTAATGCTGTTGGTGATGTTTTACTTGGTGATGGTTCTTCTGATGTTTATATTGGTGATGGAACTAATAATGTTGATATTATATTTGAGCAATCAGGTGCTATAAAAGGTGACGGTAGTTCTTTAACATTAACATTAGGTGGTAGTGGCACAACGTTAGATTTACAAAATCCTGTAATAAACGGAACATCAACTGTAAATAATAAAATGGTGTTTTCAACGTCAAACAGTTTTATATTGTTTGACTACGAACCATCGGGTGACACAGGTGAATATACAACAGAAGTACCTTTAATAAAAGTTGATCGTAGCGGTGAAGAATCAACAATACTTGCAAGATTAAGTGAGTACAGAGCTGTTGTTTTAGGTATTGACGATACAGTATGGTTAAGAGCTGGTGATACTGGATCTGTTATAAAATCAAACGTAAACTTAGCAGCAGAACAAGTATTAATGTCAGCTGAAGGTGGTTTTATTGCTTATGGTTTTCCTGGCAACGATACAACTTGGTCTAATAGAAATGAGTTTCAATTTAGATCAGATAGTACAACAGCTAGTCAAAATGGATTATACATAGGTGACGGCGGTAGAACACAATTTATAGATTTAAGTAGAAACTTAGTAAATATTGGAACTATTGACTCTGGTACTATAGAGGCTTCTGGAGTAGTAGATGGACCCTTTACAGCACTTAGATTAGCAAATCAAAAATCATATGGCTCAGGAACAGGTACTAATGAAACTGTTAGGTTTGCAATGGGTATTTCTGAGGCTGCCGCTGGTGGTCTTGATCAAAGAGAAGGTTTTGTTATTGAAACTTTTACACCTAGTGAAAGTGATTCTTCTAATATAAATACAGATTTTAAAGTAAGAGACGGTGGTGTAATTGGTACTGCAGTAAGATTAACTGGTGCTGATAAAAGCACAACGTTTTTTGGTAATGTTTTATTAGGTAGCAACAGTAATGTTTTTGCAGCTCGTAAATTTGTAGCAAGAGATGGTAATGGAGTAATGCTAACAGCTGATGATGCTACTAGTGGATTATCTATAGCAGATAATGGTAATGCAGATTTTACAGGCCATGTAGGTATAGCTGCTTCTAAATATTTAGAGTTTCATGGACAAGGTAAACTTATAAACTTTGATGTTTCTTCTTGGAGTAACGCGTCAGAACATAATGTATTATACGCAGGTTGGAAAAGCAATGTAGGAGATTATTTATCATTTAAAGTTCCAGGGAATGGTACATCTGCCCATGGTAACTTAATTATAGGTGATAATGGCTTGTGGTTTGGTAGAATGAATACCACTGATAGCGCACAAGCAACTGACAGCGCTACAAACCCTCATAGTGGTAGTGGTTCAAATTATTTTAGAGTAGATACTTCTGGTAACGCAGTTTTTGCAGGAACAATTACAGCTTCAGGTTATAACAACTCAAACTGGAACATAGCATATAATAATTCTATAACCTCAGCTGCTTTTACTGGTACAACAACAAAAACATTAACACTAACACAACAAGACGGTGGAACTATAACTGCTCAATTTACTGATAGTACAGGATCAGGTGGAGATAATTTAGGTAATCACACTGCTACGACAGACTTAAGCATGTCGGGTAATAGTATTACTTTTAACGATGGTTCAATTACCAGTGATGGTACTACATTTGCTTTTGACGGTGGTGGTGGTAAAGAAGTTTTAATATCTTCAGCAAGAGACGTTAGAATTGTAATCGACGATAACGATGACGACACTAATAATAGGTTTGAAGTATGTAAACACAGTGTTTCCGGTGCAAATGAATTAATAGCAGTAAATCAAAGTGGTGATTTATATGTTGCAGGGGAAATATCATCAGGCCCTATATCATCATCAGGTAAGATATCCGGTGGTGAAATAGAGGGAACTAGTTTAGATATAAATGGAGCCGCTAATATTGATGGTATTCTTGATGTAAACACTGGCGCTACAAATACAGTCGCTATATTTGAAAGCACAGATGATAAAGCGTTTATAAGAATTAAAGATGACAACACAGATACTCATTTAATTACTAAAGACGGTCATTTTTCTATAGGAGATTCTTCTAGTGATTACAATAATTTTAAAGTTAATATTACAAATGGTAATGTTACTGTAGCTGGTACAGTTGATGGGGTTGATATAGCTGCAAGAGACGCTTTAATGGTTACTACTGAGGGTGATCAAACAATAACTGGTGTTAAAAACTTTACTGGTGAATTACATTGGGACTTAAATGCTGGTCAATACGCTGGAGATCCAAGAGCTGTTGTTATGGGTTATAGTGGTGGTAACTATGGTCAGTTAGGTTATAATATTGATTTTACCTCAACATCTGGCACACATAATAGAGTATTTAACGATATTCCTACAAGAATAGATTTACATAACGGTATAGTTGTTTATGCTGCTGATGCTGGTTCTGCAGGTACATCTATAACATGGACAGAAGTTTTAGAAGCTCAAAGAGACGCTTTTCAATACAAAGGACAAAATATATATCACACTGGTAATAACTCCAGTATATTAAACTCAAATGTAACATTAGCTAGTTTAGGTGCTGCAGCTACATCACATGAACATTCTGCTGACGAGATAACATCTGGAACATTTGCAGATGATAGAATATCTGCGTCAAGTGTTACCCAACACACAGATCCTAAGTATCTAAGAAGTGATGCTAGCGATACAACGACAGGTAGTTTAACTATTGGTGATGGTACTGCTGATACTAGATTAATTATTAAAAGAGTAGATGGTACTGTTGCTGATGATATTCAATTTTTTAATGGTACTACTAGAATCGGTGAAATTGGAACAAAAGACACTACTTGGCTAAGAATTAACCAAACTACAGCTAAAAATATTTACACTCCAAGATATATAAGAGCTGATGGTGGTTTCTTTGTAGATGGTACAGCTAAAGGTATTAACGGTAGTGGTAACTTTATCGGTGGTACTATCACGGGTGCAAGTGATGCTAATGTATCTAACTGGGATACTGCTTACACCCACTCACAAGCTGCTCACGCTCCTAGTGACGCTGAAGCAAATGTGAACGCTGATTGGAGTGCTACTTCTGGTGATGCTGAAATTTTAAATAAACCTACAATACCATCAGGCAATGCAATTATAGATTGGACAGTAAGTCAAACAGCTAATATACACGGTGACAATTACACAAACACAACTTATTCTGTTGGTGATGGTGGTTTAACGCAGAATAACTTTACAGATGACGATCATAGTAAATTAGATGGTATTGCTGCTGGTGCAGATGTTACACCAAGTTGGGTACCAAGTTCTAATCCAAATTATATAACAGGTTTAAATTTTAGTGCTTTAGGTAATAAAGGATCTGGTACTGGTAATTATTCTACTACTGGTTATTTGGAAGCTGGTAGAGGCAGCGGTGGTGTGGCGCTAACTCATAATGATGGTTATGGAAATGCAAACGTAACATTTAACCATGTAGATGGTACACCTGAACAAGCTGGTAGCTCTGGTAGAATAGTTGTAACTACAGATTCTACTACAGCTAAAATGACTTTTGAGCTAAAAGGCGACGTTAGTAACGGTACAGCTGTTAACACACCGTCTGTTATGGAGCTTAACACATCAGGTGTTTATGTTGTTGGTGTTTTAAATTTAGGTGATAGCGCAGACACAACACTAAGTAGACATAGTGCTGGTAACGTATCTATTGAGGGTAATAAAATATGGCATGCTGGTGGTTTAGCTTTTGGATATAGTGAAAGTGGTAAAAACTACCCAGTAGAACTAGACGGTAGTAATAATGCTTATGTAAACGTTCCGTGGACAAATACAACTTATTCATCTAGTGATTTTAACCATGATAACTTAAGTGGTTTTGTTGCTAATGAACACATAGACTGGACTACTGATCAAGGTGGTACTAATATACATAATGGTAATATATCTACATCTCATATCACAGGTCAGTTTACAGCTGGTGATGGTATAAGTTTTTCTAACTCATTACCAGTTCAAGTAAGTGCGGATATAAACTATATAGGTTATAGCGGTACTAATAACTTTATAGACAACGCTAGTGATCAAACAGGGAGTGAAGTTCCTACTGGTGGTACTATTATATATAAAGATACTAGTAACAGTAAGATTATAACAAAAGCTCTAGTAAGTGATTTACCTTTTGCAGCGGAATCACACTCACATAGTAATTACATAACTAGTAACGCAGATGACAATGTTACCGCTCACACAGAGTGGCAAGACGGTAAACACGTTAGATTAGGTAATAGTGCTGATATGAGATTATATCACACTAGTGGTCACTCGTATATTGATAATAATACAGGAAACTTATATATAAGAGCAAATGTTGCTAGTGATGTTGGTGGTAATATACATTTAAGACCTCATGATAATGAAAATGGTATTATAATAAAACACGATGCTGAAGTAGAACTATACCACAACAACGCGTTGAAAATGGAAACCACATCAAGTGGTATATATGTTAGTGGAGCTGTTAACGCAGCTGGTGGTAATATTGGTAACCTAAACACAGGTAGTGATATAGGTCAACAAATGGAATATGGTAGTACATCTGCAGCTACATTAAGATGTGACGCTGATAGATGGAGAGTTTATATGGGTGGCGGTGGTCAGTCTAGAGAAGCACTTACTGTTTTAGAAACTGGTAATATTGGTATAGGTGATAGCACTCCTTCGTATAAATTAGATGTTAATGGTACTATTAGAGCAACTGGTGATGTTATAGCTTTCTCTGATGAAAGAGTAAAAGAAAATATTAAAACAATTGACAACTCACTTGAAAAAGTAAACAAACTTAGAGGTGTTGAATTTAACAAGATAGGAGAAAATAAAAAGTCAATTGGTGTTATAGCTCAAGAAATAGAAAAGATTTTACCAGAAGTTGTAGAAACAGACGAGGACGGTATGAAATCAGTAGCTTACGGTAACGTGGTAGGTGTGTTGATTGAAGCTATAAAAGAATTAAACAAAGAAGTTAAAAAACTTAAAACTAAATTAAATAATGGCAACTAATTATACTATAAATATTTTAAAATTAAAAGGTGGTACTGTTGATGGTCAAGATGATGTTGTAACAGAGGTTAATTATGAATTAACAGGAGAAGACGATGGTACTACCTATAGCGTAACAGCTAACATAAATTGTGTTTATGATGCTGAAAACTTTACACCTTTAGCTGATTTAACAGAGGATCAAGTTAAAGGCTGGATTATTGGTGATACTGATAATCACGCAACATACAAAAACTATGTTGATGATAAAATAGCTAAACTAAAAGAAAGTAAAACATATTTAACAATTCCTTGGTAATATGCCTACATTTGCTGAAAACTATAGAGAAGCGGATTTAACTTTTGATGAAAATGGTATATACTGGGTTAATCCAGAAAATAACGAAACTTATCAAGTTATGATGGGTTGGGAACAACCTATTATGGATAAGATGGCTGAACTATGTGTGAGTGAAGGTGATGATGTTTTAGAGATAGGATTTGGTATGGGTATATTATCTGATGCCATACAAGCTAGAAACCCTAAATCTCACACAATTATAGAGTGTCACAAAGACATTATACCTAAATTAAAAGAGTGGGCTAGTGATAAAAGCAATGTAAATATAGTGGAGGGTGAGTGGTTTTTTAAAATACACGAACTACCAATTAAGTATGACGCTATTTTACATGACACATATGGTGATGAACACAGACACGCTTTTAAGTTATTAACAGATGAGGTTAAGAAAGAAAACTGTAAAGTTAGTTATTGGAATAATACATCAGACCTAGGTTTTGAAAACGTGGTTCATCACGAGGTTTCAATAACACCACCAACAAACAAATATTACAACAACAGTACTTATTTAGTGCCAATAGTAAATTATTAATTATGCCAATAGGATCTTCAGGAGCAATATCGATAGGAAATGGCGGGTCAGGTAGTAATACTATAAACTCAGAGTTTGGTAGATCTGCTACAACGCAAGCTTCTTTTGAAGAGTTGTTTACTGGTGCTTATGGTACTATAAATATAACTAATTTAAACGCAAATAAACCAAGTGGAGAAACACCGTATAGAATGAGCGATTTTTACAGGTACGAGCATTCTGTTACGCTTGCCGCTAGTAATGGTAGTCAAAGTTTTGGTAGTAGTGGTGGCAATGGATCATCAACTATTACACATGCTGAATATTCTACTTTTTACGTTTCTAGTAAACCTTCTTGGATAAGTATAACATCTGGTAATTATGGTTCTAGCAATAAAGATACTGGTGATGGTAGTGTTACTTTTAGCGTTTCTAGTAATAGTAGTAGTAGTAGAAGTGGTACAATACAAATTACTTTTGATGTTGGTACGTCTGGTGGTGGGGCTGGTGATTCTGATTCTACAACTACTAGAAATATAAGTGTATCACAAAGCGGCGGTAGTGGCGGCGGTGGTGGCGGTGGCGGCCGTGGTAACGGTTTGCCTGATCCTTAATAGGTAAAAAATGTGAAAATAGCGTAATAATATAAAAGTAAAAACAATAAAAATAATTAAATTAAATTTACAATGGCAAAAAAAACAGAAGATTTGAAAATTAAAGACGAACAATTAGCAAAAATTCAAGCATTTGTTAAGCAAATTAACAACATGCAGCTAACTATCGGTCAAGTTGAAACACAAAAACAGACTGTAATGAATCAGTTATTTGTTGTTCAACAAGAGTTAACTAAGTTCCAAAACGAACTTAAAGAGGAATACGGTAATGTTTCTATTAATATTGAAACAGGTACTATAAAGGAAATAGAAGATGAGCCAGCTAATAAGGAAGATTAGTATTGGTAAAGATTATAAAAATGACGCCATGCACTACTCTGTTGGACAGGAAGTGTATGGTGGTCACACAATAGACAGTATAATAGAAGAAGACGATAGGTTTAGTATTTTTATTAAAAAAAATGACGAGTTATTACCTTGGAAAGATTTTAATAAGAATATGGCTGTATCTGTTGAGTATAATCTAGAGTATTAATGCGAAGTATTTTTAACTTTGTTGTGCAACCTATAGACAACAAAAGATATAATAATAGCAAAAAAGTAGATGGCAGTGATTTAATATTAAATACACAAATATTTACTCATCAAAACGTTAATAGAATAGCTATAGTAAAAGAAACACCTACACAAGAAGATAACTTAGGTATAGAGGTTGGTGACGAGGTAATTGTTCATCACAATGTTTTTAGACGCTTTCATGACATTAGAGGCGAAGAAAAAAATAGTAAAAGCTATATTGATGAAAATAATTATTTATGCGCTGTAGATCAAATTTTTGCATACAAAAGAATAGTTAAGTGGATACCCACTAAAGGTTATTGTTTTGTAAAACCAATTGTTTCTAATGATATTTTTAGTTTAGATAAAGAAAAACCTTTAATAGGTGTATTGAAGTATCTAGACCCAAACTTTACTTTTTTAAAAGAAGGTGATGTTGTTGGCTTTACACCTAATAGCGAATATGAGTTTGTTATTAATGGTGAAAGACTTTATAGAGTTAGAACACAAAATTTAACTATAAAGTATGAACGTCAAGGAAACGAAAAAGAGTATAATCCAAGCTGGACATAAAGCTGTTGAAGAACTTATAAAAGTAGCAAAAGAAGCTATTGTAGAAACAGAGGATGATGTATCAGCTGATAGATTAAAAAACGCTGCAGCTACAAAAAAGCTAGCTATATTTGATGCTTTTGAAATATTGAATAGAATACAGGAAGAGCAAAATCTTCTAGACGGTGTTGTTGAACAAAAAGAAAAAACTACGTGGAGTGGTTTTGCTGAAAGAAAAAGTAAGTAATGTATCAGCAGACGTTGTATAGCATAGTAACGGATCACGTTAGTATTAACACCATAAAAAGACTTAACAAGTCTAAAAAATGGGAATATGGATATAACAAAGAACATGATATTGTTGTTATTTCTAAAACTGGAATGATCGGTGAAATATATGAAATACAAAACCTTAAAATAGCTTTACCAAAAGAACCTAGTAAAGTTAATAAATTTGAAGGTGATAAATGGGAGTATACGGAATTACCGGTAGAGTTAAAAAGAATAAAAACTATTTTTGACTGGAGAGACTACCCTGATTATTTTAAAAGTAAATACATAGACTATATTGAAGAAGAGTTTAAAAGAAGAGATGAAGGTTTTTGGTTTTATAATAAAAACAAGCCTACTTATATTACTGGCACTCATTATATGTACTTGCAGTGGTCCAAGATTGACGTTGGGAAGCCAGAATTTAGAGAAGCAAATAGATTATTCTACATATTTTGGGAAGCTTGCAAAGCAGACAGAAGGAGTTATGGAATGTGCTATCTTAAAAACCGTAGATCGGGATTCTCGTTTATGGCCTCAGGAGAGGTTGTTAATGCAGCTACTATTAGTTCCGATTCACGATTCGGCATATTGTCCAAATCTGGGCCCGACGCTAAGAAAATGTTCACAGATAAGGTGGTCCCAATATCGGTCAATTATCCGTTCTTTTTTAAACCCATACAAGATGGTATGGACCGTCCCAAGACCGAACTCGCATATAGAGTTCCCGCATCAAAGCTCACAAGACGGAACATTACAAATACAGACAAACCCGAAACCTTACAGGGACTCGATACAACGATCGATTGGAAGAACACCGGTGATAACTCCTATGATGGAGAGAAGCTTAAACTCCTCGTCCATGATGAATCAGGGAAGTGGGAAAGGCCAAACAACATCCTCAACAACTGGAGGGTTACGAAAACAACATTAAGATTAGGTAGCAGGATTATTGGTAAGTGTATGATGGGTTCAACATCAAATGCTTTGGATAAAGGTGGTGATAACTTTAAAAAACTTTATAAAGATTCAGATGTTACAAAAAGAAACCGCAACGGACAGACTAGTTCGGGATTATATTCTTTGTTCATACCTATGGAATGGAACTACGAAGGATTCATTGATTCTTATGGAGTACCTGTATTCGACACTCCAGAGACAGAGGTTAAAGGGCCACATGGGGATTACATAGATGTAGGTGTTATAGATCATTGGCAAAATGAAGTAGATGGTTTAAAAAATGATAGTGACGCTTTAAATGAATTTTATAGACAGTTTCCAAGAACTGAAGAACATGCTTTCAGAGATGAAACTAAAAACAGTATATTTAATTTAACAAAAATATACGAACAAATAGATTATAACGAAGAGTTGAATAATGAAAACAGCATTACAATTGGTAACTTTCAATGGGTTAATGGTGTTAAAGATGGTACTGTGATATTTTATCCAGATCCTAACGGTAGGTTTAGAGTTAGCTGGGTACCATCAAAAAGGCAACAAAATAACGTTATATTAAAAAATGGTAGAAAATATCCTGGTAATGAGCATATGGGTGCTTTTGGTTGTGACTCATACGATATATCGGGTACTGTAGATGGTTTAGGTTCTAAAGGTGCATTGCACGGTTTAACTAAGTTTAGCATGGAAGACGCACCACCAAATCATTTTTTCTTAGAATATATAGCTAGACCACAAACCGCTGAGATATTTTTTGAAGATGTATTAATGGCTTGCATATTTTATGGCATGCCTATACTAGCAGAAAATAATAAACCAAGACTGTTATATTATTTTAAACGTAGAGGTTATAGAGGGTTTAGCATGAACAGGCCTGATAAGGTTTGGAATAAATTATCTACAGCTGAAAAAGAGGTTGGTGGAATACCAAACTCAAGTGAAGATATAAGACAAGCTCACGCCGCTGCAATTGAAATGTATATACAGGATCACGTTGGTCAAAAACAGGACGGTACTTTTGGTGAAATATTTTTTAATAGAACACTACAAGACTGGGCAAGATTCGATATAAACAATAGAACAAAATACGATGCTGCTATTAGTTCTGGTTTAGCTATAATGGCTTGTAATAGACATTTATATTATCCTGTGAATAAAAAAGAAAAACAAAAAGTAAACATAAACTTTGCTAGATACAAACAATCTGGCATGCATTCAAAACTAATAAACAATTAATATGGCTGAGTCAGTTGTAAAAAGTTATTTTCCAAGTCAGGTCGCGAGTGACCTAGAGAAAATGAGTGAGGACTACGGTCTCAAAGTAGCTAAGGCTATTGAGGGAGAGTGGTTTAAACGTGACTCTGGTACCAATAGGTTTTATGGCAATCAAACAGAGTTTCACAAATTGCGTTTATACGCTAGAGGTGAACAAAGTATACAAAAATACAAAGATGAATTATCTATAAATGGTGATTTAAGCTATTTAAACTTAGATTGGAAGCCAGTACCTATTATACCTAAATTTGTAGATATAGTAGTTAACGGTATATCAGAGAGAGTTTTTGATGTTAAGGCATACTCACAAGATCCTTACGGTGTAAGCAAAAGAACAGAATACATGGAGTCCATATTAATGGATATGGAAACAAGAGACTTTCAAGAGTTTGTAGAACAAGCTTTTGATGTTGATTTAAGACAAACACCGAAAGAAGAGTTACCAGATAGCGTAGAAGAACTAGAGTTGCACATGCAACTAAATTATAAGCAAGCGGTTGAAATAGCTGAAGAACAAGCTATTAACACTATACTTAATGGTAATAATTATGATTTAACTAGAAGAAGGTTGAATTATGATTTAACTGTTTTAGGTATTGCTTGTGCTAAAACAATATTTACTAAGTCTGAGGGTATAAAGGTAGAATACGTAGATCCTGCTAATTTAATATACTCTTATACTGAATCACCTTATTTTGATGATATATATTACGTTGGTGAAGTTAAGAACATACCTGTAAACGAACTTAAAAAAGAGTTTCCAGATTTAGATGAAAAAGATTTAGAAGATGTTGTTGGACAAGGTTTTCAAAACTCCGGTTATTACAACAGAAGTTTAACTGAGTCTAATCAGACTGATAAAAACCAAATTCAGATTTTATATTTTAATTATAAAACATATGCTAATGAGGTTTATAAAGTAAAAGAAACAGCTACAGGTGCTACTAAAATATTAGTAAAAGATGATACTTTTAATCCTGAAGAAAATGCTTTATTAGAAGCTAGGTTTGGTAAAATGTCTAGATCAATAGAAGTTTTATATGAAGGAGCTTTAGTATTAGGTACTAATAAACTATTAAAATGGAGTTTATCTAAAAACATGATGAGACCTAAAAGTGATTATACTAAGGTTAAAATGAATTATAGTATATGTGCTCCTAGAATGTATAAGGGAAGAATTGAATCTTTAGTTAGTAGAATTACTGGTTTTGCTGATATGATTCAATTAACTCATTTAAAACTACAACAAGTTATGTCTAGATTAGTGCCAGATGGTATTTATTTAGATGCTGATGGTCTTGCTGAAATAGATTTAGGTAATGGTACTAACTACAACCCACAAGAAGCATTAAACATGTTTTTCCAAACTGGTAGTATAATTGGTAGATCTTTTACATCTGATGGTGATATGAACCCAGGTAAAATACCTATTCAAGAAATACAGAGTGGTAATGGTGGTGCTAAAATGCAGTCTTTAATTCAAACGTACAACTATTATTTACAGATGATTAGAGATGTGACCGGGTTAAACGAAGCTAGAGATGCTAGTAATCCTTCTAAAGACGCTTTAGTTGGTGTGCAAAAAATAGCAGCTGCAAATAGTAATACAGCTACAAGGCACATACTACAGAGTGGTTTGTTTATTACATCTCAAGTTGCAGAGTCAATATCTCTTAGAGTTTCTGATGTTATAGAATATTCACCTACAGCTAACGCGTTTATACAGTCTATAGGATCTCACAATGTAGCAACATTAGATGAAATGGCTAATTTACATTTGTATGACTTTGGTATATTTATTGATTTAGCACCAGATGAAGAAGAAAAACAAATGCTAGAGAATAATATTCAAATGGCATTACAACAACAAAGCATCGAAATAGAAGATGCTATTGATCTTAGAGATATTAAAAATATAAAACTAGCTAATCAACTACTTAAAATAAGACGTAAGAAAAAACAAGAAAAAGATCAGTTGTTAGCTCAACAAAATATTCAAGCTCAAGCGCAAGCTAATGCTCAAGCTCAGCAAGTAGCAGCTCAAGCTGAAGTACAAAAACAACAAGCATTAACTCAACAGAAATCTTCATTAGCACAATTACAAGCTAATTTAGATAGTGGTAAGTTAAAACAAGAAGCTATGTTGAAAAAAGAATTGATGAACCATGAGTTTCAAATTAACATGCGATTAAAGCAAATGGAAATGTCTCAAGTTAATCAAAATGAAAAATATAAGGAAGACAGAAAAGATGATAGAACTAAAATTCAAGCATCTCAACAGTCTGAATTAATCGATCAAAGAAAAACAGGAAAACCACCTAAAAACTTTGAGTCGTCAAGTAATGATATATTAGGTGGTGGTTTTGGGTTAAATTCGTTTGATCCAAGATAAAATTTGTTTAATTATATAATATTATATTATGGAAGAAAATCAAGAAAAGAATCTTGAAGAAGTTGTAGACGAAACTGTCGAACAACAAGAACCTCAGGTTGAAGAAACACAAGAGGAAGTTCAAGATGAAAAACCAAAAAATGAGGTTTTAGAAGATGGTACAATTAAGTTAGATTTAACTTCAGTGCAAGAAAAAGCACCTACAGCTGAGTCTAATCAAATTTCAACATCTCAAAAACCTGTAGTTGAAGAAGAAGTACAAGAATCTGAAGAGGAACCTGTTTTAGAAGAAGTTACTGATGAAGAAGTACAAGAGCAAGTAGAAGAAGTACAAGAAGAAGTACAAGAAGCTATTGAGCAAGCTGAAGAAACTGGAGAACCTTTACCAGAAAACATTCAAAAAGTTGTAGACTTTATGAACGAAACTGGCGGTACTTTGGAAGACTATGTAAGGCTAAATCAAGATTATACTAATCATGATGATAAGTCTTTACTTAGGGAATATTACAAAACAACCAAACCTCATCTTTCTGACGACGAAGTTAACTTTTTAATGGAAGACAACTTTAGTTACAATGAAGAGGAAGATGATGAAAAGGTTATAAAAAGAAAAAAACTAGCATTAAAAGAGCAGGTTGCAAATGCTAAAAGCCACCTAGACGGGCTAAAGTCTAAATATTACGAAGAAATCAAAGCTGGTTCTAGGCTAACAGCCGAACAACAGAAAGCTGTAGATTTTTTCAATCGTTATGAAGAGGAGTCTAAGATTAATGAACAGCAACAATCTGTTTTCTTAAAAAAGACTGATAAAGTTTTCTCTGAAGGTTTCAAAGGTTTTGATTACCAAGTTGGAGATAAGAGATACAGGTTTAATGTGAAGGATGCTGCTAAGATTAAAGATACTCAAAGCAATATCAACAATTTTGTTTCTAAGTTTTTAAACGATAAAAATGAAATTGAAGATGCTGTGGGTTATCATAAATCTTTATTTACAGCTATGAATCCTGATCTAGTTGCTAATCATTTTTACGAGCAAGGTAAAGCTGACGCTATGAAAGCAAGTATGGAGAAATCTAAAAATGTTGACATGGCACCACGTGGAACTCATGAAAAAGTTGCAGACGTTGGAGGCTTTAAGGTTCGTGCAATTTCTGGTGATTCTTCTAATGACTTTAAAATTAAAATTAGAAAATAACTTTAAAAACTTAAAATTATGCCTTTAGGAACATTTTCAGGTGGAGCAGCATCTGCTCATTTAACACCAAGACCGGATAAGACATTATTCGGGAGTAATTATCTGTCAATTACAGGTAATGACTTTAATTTCACTAAGCAATTTTTACCAGAAGTATATGAGAAAGAAGTCGAGAGATATGGAAACAGAACTGTCGGTGGATTCTTAAGAATGGTTGGCGCTGAAATGCCAATGGCTTCTGATCAAGTTGTTTGGGCTGAGCAGGGTAGAATTCACGTAGCTTTTGACGATTGTTCAATTGCTGCTTCTGGAGACGCTGCTGCTAACAAAATCACTTTTAGTAGTTCTGCAAATCAGGACTTCATTAATATTGGTGATACAATCGTAATTAGTAAAGGTGGTAAAACCACTAAATGTTACGTAACTGCTAAACCAACTGCAACTAGTATTACTGCAGTACCTTATAAGTCTGCAGATTTAGCTGACGCTGCTGCTGGTGGTTTTGCTAACGACGGAGCTACAACTGGTATTAAGTTGTTTGTATACGGTTCTGAATACGGAAAAGGATCTGTAAATGTAGGTAACACGTTGAATGCTAACTCACAGTATTACAACAACTCACCTATCATTATCAGAGACAAATATTCTGTTAACGGTTCTGATACTGCACAAATCGGTTGGGTTGAAGTAACAACTGAGGTTGGTACATCAGGTTACCTTTGGTACTTAAAATCTGAGCACGAAGCTAGATTAAGATTCGAAGATCAATTAGAAATGACTATGATTGAAGCTGTTGAAGCTGGTCATACATTTACTGCTGATCCAGGAGCTGGTTCTAACTCGTTCACAGTTAAAGGTACTCAAGGTATGTTTGACGCTATTGAGGACAGAGGTCTTGTTTATTCAGACGCTGACTTTGGTGGATCTAACGTAGCTGATGGTTTAGCTGACTTTGATAATATCTTACAAGAGCTTGATAAGCAAGGAGCTATCGAAGAGAACATGATGTTCTTGAACAGAGGTGTTGCTCTAGCTATCGATGATATGCTTGCTGCTCAAAACTCTTACGGATCTGGAGGTACATCTTACGGTGTATTTGACAATTCTGAAGATATGGCTTTAAACTTAGGTTTCTCTGGTTTCAGAAGAGGTTCTTATGACTTCTACAAAACTGACTGGAAATATCTTAACGACTCTACTACTAGAGGATTAGTAAAAGATGTTGAAGGTGTTATCGTACCAGCTGGAACTTCTACTGTTTACGATCAGATTCTTGGTAAAAACATTGCAAGACCTTTCTTACATGTTAGATATAGAGCTTCTGAAGCTGATGACAGAAGAATGAAGTCTTGGATTACAGGATCTGTTGGAGGAAACTTTACAAGTGACGAAGACGCAATGAACGTTCATTTCTTATCTGAGAGATGTTTATGTGTTCAAGGAGCAAACAACTTTGTATTGCTTAAGTCTAGTGACGGTGTAATTGGTGACTCTGAGTAATCACAACAATAATTAAAGGTAAAGGGAGCTTCGGCT